GACCGTATATTGAAAGATTTTGGGCACTCGGTGGTCAAGTCAGCTACGCAAGTACGACATCTTGTGACGAACAAACTGATCGAAGAAACAGAGAACCCAGACCCACGGATACGTATCCGTGCACTAGAACTGCTTGGTAAGGTCAGTGATGTTGGCTTGTTTGCGGAGAAAACTGAGGTGACGATCACCCACCAGACCACCGACGACCTAAAAGATAAATTACGCGACAAACTTATGCGCCTCGCAAATCCTGAACCCGAAGTTGAAGACGCTATTGTAATACAGGGCGAAGTAATCGATGTGGACAAGGAATTAGGGCTAGATGACGACTAACCTCGCCGAAATCGCTGCGGATATGGAGTTCTCTCCAGAAGAGATCAAACATATGCTCGACAATTTGGACTCGTTTAGCCCCGAGGAGCTAGATGAGATAGACAAGATTGTAGACGAGCTGGCGACGAGGAATGCGAATCAGTCAGCGCACGACGACCTCATAGAGTTCTGCAAGCGGATGCAGCCAGATTACAAGGTTGGTAGGCACCACCGCATACTGGCGGATAAGCTGATGGCACTGGAGGACGGGTCAGCTGACCGTGTATGTGTCAACATCCCTCCACGTCACGGTAAATCGCAGCTTGTATCTATATTCTACCCAGCGTGGTTCCTCGGGCGGAATCCAGGGAAGAAGGTTATGATGGTGTCCCACACTACCGATTTGGCTGTAGACTTTGGTCGTAAAGTGCGTAACCTGATTGATATTGACGACTATAAAGAGGTATTTCCCGATGTTGCGTTGGCTGTCGACAGTAAATCTGCTGGACGTTGGAGTACGAATTTTGGCGGCGAGTATTTCGCGTGTGGTGTCGGCTCTGCCTTGGCTGGGCGCGGCGCTGATCTGCTTCTTGTGGATGATCCACACTCTGAGCAGGACATAATTAACGGAAACTTTTCCGTCTTCGAAAAGGCCTACGAGTGGTTCACCTTCGGTGCTCGAACCCGACTAATGCCCAGCGGGCGCGTGGCTATCGTGCAAACCAGATGGCATATGGACGACCTCACGGGCCGTGTGACAAACGACATGGTCAAGGACGAGAAGGCCGATCAGTACGAAATCGTTGAATTCCCAGCAATTTTAGACTCTGAGGACGAGAACGGCAAGCCGATACAGAAGCCATTGTGGCCTGAGTTCTTTGATTTAGCAGCTCTGGAGCGTACAAAAGCGTCAATGCCCACGTTCCAGTGGAATGCGCAGTACCAACAACAACCTACGGCTGAAGAAGCGTCGATAATTAAGCGAGAATGGTGGGGAATATGGCCTCATGACAACCCACCACCCGTAGAATACATAATTATGTCTCTTGATGCTGCGGCAGAGAAGCATAACCGCGCCGATTACACTGCACTTACGACTTGGGGCGTGTTTTTTAACGAAGATGAGGGCAATCACCACTTAATTTTGCTGGATTCTATCAAAGAACGGCTAGAATTTCCCGAATTGAAGAAATTATCGATGGATGAGTACCGCAGATGGGAGCCAGACGCGTTCATTGTGGAGAAAAAGTCCGCAGGTGTGGCGATTTATCAGGAAATGCGGCGTATGGGCATACCCGTACAGGAGTATACACCCCATCGTGGGACAGGTGATAAGATGGCTCGCCTCAATTCTGTGGCTGATATTATTGCCTCTGGTATGGCGTGGGTACCCTCAACAAAATGGGCTGAAGAGTTGGTCGAGGAAATCGCTGGGTTTCCGTTCATGTCGAACGACGACCTTGTTGACTCTACCGTGATGGCCCTGCTACGGTTCCGTCAGGGTGGATTTATACGGTTACCGACAGATGATTGGGACGACGAGCCAAATTACTACCGTAGACGCGAGTACTATTAGTAGTATAGTGTGCGGCGAGGGTGTTATCCCCGCCCTCAGTGGACGCCGTGCCTCTTCCACCCTACACTGCTACGGCGTCCACACCCACTGGACGGAGAGTGGTGCTATCTGCTATAGTCGCTATAACTTTTGCATGAGGACATAATATGGCTGTCGAGAAAACAATGACTCCCTTCGAAATTGAAGGTATGGAAGATGACGCCGAAGAACTTCAAATTGAGATCGTAAACCCTGACGCTGTTGCTATGGAGACAGAAGACGGTGGGGTGATTATTGATTTTGAGGGCGACATTACCGACGAACTCATTGGTCCTGAACACGATGATAACCTTGCAGAACTTATAGAAGATGACGATCTAGCCTCAATGGCTTCTGACTTGCTAGCCGATTTCCAAGCAGACCGCGAATCTCGATCCGAGTGGGCACGTGCTTACGTTAAGGGACTAGATTTGCTAGGTATGAAAGTGGAAGACAGACAGCAGCCTTGGGCTGGAGCATCGGGCGTGTTCCATCCACTCCTCACAGAGGCTGTCGTCCGCTTCCAGGCTCAGGCAATGGGTGAGATATTCCCTGCGTCTGGGCCTGTTCGCACTAAGATTGTAGGTAAACAAGACCCAGCCAAGACAGACCAAGCCGCTCGTGTACAAAACGAGATGAACTATCTACTCACGGAAGAAATGACAGAGTACCGCGATGAAACGGAGCAGCTTCTTTTCAAGCTGCCTATCGCAGGTTCTGCGTTCAAAAAAGTTTATTATGACCCACTACTAGAGCGTCCCTGCGCGATGTTCGTCCCATCTGAGGACTTTGTGGTGTCATACGGCGCATCTGACCTACAGACCTGCCCACGCTATACCCACGTCATGAAGAAAACCGCTAATGAAGTGTTACAGCTTCAAGTAAACGGGTTCTATCGTGATGTTGATCTCCCTGATCCAGAGCCAGATTACTCTGACATTCAGGAAAAATATGACGAGCTAGATGGTGAAGAGGCAGTCATTGAAGACGATGATCGACATACAATCCTAGAGATGCATGTTGATATGAATATGCCAGAAGAGTTTGATGACCCTGACGGTATTGCTCGTCCGTATGTTGTAACTATCGATAAGTCGTCATCCACAATTCTAGCCATACGGAGAAATTGGTATGAAGACGACGAAAAGAAAAAGAAACGGAACCACTTCGTTCATTACAGATATTTGCCAGGTCTTGGGTTCTATGGAACGGGACTTATCCACCTTATGGGTGGGCTTGCGAAGTCGGCTACCTCGATTCTCCGTCAGCTCATTGACGCTGGTACGTTATCGAATCTACCTGCTGGTCTTAAAGCTCGTGGCCTCCGCATTAAAGGGGATGACAGTCCGCTTATGCCTGGCGAGTTCAGGGACGTGGACGTTCCAGGCGGCGCAATACGGGATTCGATTACATTCATCCCTTACAAAGAGCCTTCGTCGGTACTCTACTCTCTACTCGGAAATATTGTCGAAGAGGGACGCCGAATAGGTTCAGTAGCTGACATGCAGGTAGGGGACATGAACCCCAACGCACCTGTAGGAACTACATTGGCGCTCATGGAGCGTTCTATGAAGGTTATGTCAGGCGTACAAGCGCGTCTACACGCGTCTCTAAAGCACGAACTACGTATTCTTGCTAAGATTATCCACGACTATATGCCACCTACATACTCTTATGAGATAGAGGGTGACTTCAATCGTATAGATGATTTCGACAATCGGATAGATGTTATACCCGTAAGTGATCCAAATGCTGCTACAATGTCCCAAAGGGTTATGCAGTACCAAGCGGCTATCCAGATGGCACAGCAGTCACCACAACTGTACAACATGGGGCAGCTACACCGTCAGATGCTAGAAGTCCTTGGTGTGCAAGACGCAGACGAGATCGTTAAGTTACCTGAGGATGCGAAACCTGCAGACCCAGTGACAGAAAACATGATGATCTTGAAGCAAGAGCCAGTTCAGGCGTTTAAGTATCAGGATCACGAAGCGCACATCGCAGTACACATGGCAGCGGCACAAGACCCAAAAATTCAACAAATTATCGGACAATCGCCGTTTGCAGCAGCCATCCAGCAAGCTATGGCAGCTCACATCACCGAGCACGTTGCACATCAATACCGCCGCGAAGTAGAGAAATCTCTAGGCGTAGAGATGCCAAACGAGGATCAACCACTACCAGAAGACGTAGAAGTAGAGTTGTCACGTTTAGCGAAGGACGCAGCCGAGAAAGTCCTACAAAAGAGTCAAGCAGAGGCTCGCCAAGAGCAGATTATGCAGCAGCAGCAAGACCCGCTTACTCAAATCCAGCAGCGCGAGTTGGCTATCAAAGAAGCCGAAGCGCAGCATAAGATGAAAATGGATGAGTTGAAGCTACAGCTTGAAGCGGCAAAACTACAAAGCGATAACAAAATCGCAGGGGCTAAGATCGGCGCACAGATTGCGTCCGAATTAGATGATCGCCAGCGTAAAGATAAGATTGCTGGTACAAAAATTGGGTTAGAGATAGCGAAG